TCGGAAGTCGGGGTGGCGGGCGCGTCGTCGCCGAGGTCGATCTCCTCGCCGCCGAGCGCCGCGTGGAAGGCTTCCAGCACCGCGTCGGGCACCAGATATCCGTCCTTGACGGCCTTGACCTCGCGCGACTCGACGCCGGCTACCTTCGCCGCGTCGAGCGCTGCCTGCGCGTTCTGCCGGCTACGGCCGGCGATGATGCCGTAGCCCTCTGGGATGTCAGTCATGCTCTGCTCCTACTCAGCAACCGTGACGGCATAGTGCAAGGCGAACTCGCAGTCGATCGCGATGCCGTAGACCCGCTCAGCGATCGCCATTTCCTGATTGACCATGAGGTCGGCCGTGCGAGCGGTGACGAACTCACTCGCGTAGATCGTCGGCCAGCCGAACACCGCCGCGACGTTGTCCGGTGCCGCCGACGACGCGATGACCGGCGTGCCGTTGGCGGTCCAGAGCTGCCCGCTCTCCTCGTCGCCGAAGATCGCCTTGGCCGCGCGCGCCTGCACCGCCGCGAAGCGGGACAGCATGATGACCGGCTGGCCGAGGTAGAGCGTGTCCGCGGCCTCGTCCATCTGACCGATCGCCGCGACCCACGACGTCTGCGCCGGGCCGGTGCCGCCGGCTGTGTTCAGGTACTCCCAGAGCACCTCCTCGACGCCGCGCGCCTCACCCTGCTCGAGCAGAGCGCGAGCACGCTCGTCGTAGTCGGGGTCCGAGCCCGTGCCGAGGTAGCACTGCACGCCCTGGTAGAGCGCGAAGATCGGGCCGGAACCGCGGTCGATCCCGGCGTAGGTCTTGTTGCCCGTGACCGGGTTCGGCACGTAGCAGAGACCGGGAGCGGCCTTGGGGAACTCGCAGCCGTCGCTGATCCACTGCAGCGCCTCGGCGGCGGCGAGATGTGGAGCGGATGTGAACTCCCCGACGACGGACTTGATACCGCCCTTGCGCGGCTTGCGCTCCGGGGGAGCGATCGAAACCTTGGGACCGGCCATCATGCCCACCTCCTCTCAGGAGTGGTTCTCCGGGGACCACGCCGGGCTAGCCGCGGTCCCCGGAGTCGACTCATACGGGGGCGATGCAGGAGAGCTCGTTGGCTCCCGTCACACCCGCGAGGCAGGAGATGTCGATCGAGACCTTGCGGCCCTCGCCGCACTGGTTGATCAGCATGCCCGCCTCCTCGAAGAACACGGCGGTGTACATGTTGACCTCGAGGCCCGCGGAGTCGTACACGGTGTCGAGGTTGATCACGTCGTTGTTGCCCCAGACATACGTGCCGGCGGGGTAGACCATCGCCTCGAGCGTGGCCGGCCATGCCGTGCCCGTGGTGGCGAGCGGCTGGTAGGCGTTGATCCACTGCGGCGCCAGGTGGCGGGCGGTGAAGCCCTGCTGGATCTGCGCGTCGGTGAAGGCGAGGAGAGACTGACCGCTCCGGCGAGCCATGTCGGCGCGGAAGATCTCCTTGGCCCACAGCGGCAGCACCGTCTCGATGACCGCGGTCGGCGAGAGGAACTGCTCCTGACGGATGATCGTGGCCTGCAGCGAGAGCGCGTCGAGGATGTCGGCGGAGACGCTGCCGATGTTCACGAACACCTTCGCGGCGCCCAGGTCCGCGCTGACGCGACCGAGCATCTCCGCGGCCATCTTGTACTGCCAACCGATCGTCGACAGGTTCAGGAAGCGGCGGATGAGCTCGGGCCAGCCGGCGGGGGATGCCGTCAGGATCGGCGCCTTGAAGCAGTAGCCGAAGGCGTCGAGCCGGTGGTCCTCGAACGGGGGGCACTCGAACTCGAAGCAGACCTTGGGCGTCCCGGCCTCGGCCTCGGCCTCGGTCTGGATGAACCCGAAGTTGGGGTCGGCGAGCAGGTCGGCGAGCTGCGGGCCCTTGGTGAAGTTCAGGCCACCGTGGGTGATCGTCACCTCGGGGAGCGTGAACAGGCCCTCGGCCGTCTCGTTCTCGCAGAACGTGTAGAGCGTGTCGCTCGGGGCACACCAGGCGCCGGACGCCATGAGCGTCTGCAACCGCTGACCGCGCGCCGCCTCCTGCACGATCGCGAGCTGCTCCGCGGTCGACATGTTGCCGGTGATCGTGAAGTCGCTCTCGGGACGGCGGAGCGTGGCGACGCCGTAGCGCTCCATGCTGGCCTTGTCCTTGCGACCCGCGAACATGCGCGAGCGTGCCATGAACGCCTTGACGAGATCGTCCATGCCCTGCAGCTCGGCGCCGGCGGAGAAGTCCGGGACGTTGGCCGACGCGATCAGCCTGCCGCCCAGCGGTGCGGGCGGAATGACCTCGCGGGGCTTGGGAGCCTTCGACGCCGCGGTGCGGACGGTGCGCTTGCGCGCGGCGGAAGCGGTCACGAGCTCCTTCTCCTGTTCTGCCTCCGCGTCCTCGGGCTCGTCGGTCTCCTCGTCGGACTCGCCCTCGGGCTCGTCCTCGTCGGCATCCTCGTCGCCGTCGCCCTCGGGCTCGGTGTCCTCGTCGCCCGCGGCGTCTGCCGCGGCGACCCGGCCGCGCGCGGCGGCGAGCTTGTCGGCGCGCTCCTGGACGGCCGCGTTGGCGACGTCCTGTGCGGCCTCGATGGTGGCGATGTGCTGTCCGAGCAGCTCGATGTCAGCCACGTCGGCGTCCGAGATCTCGGCGTCGTCCTTCATGGCGAGGCCGGCGTACTCCTCGAATGCGGCCTGGTGCAGCTCTTCCAGCTTGTCGATCGAGAGACCGTCGAGGGTCTCCGGCATCTGGAACTTCATGGCGTCCTCCTGCGAACGTAGGTGCGGAAACGGTGGCTACGAGGTAGCTCACGATCGACTCACTCGCCTACGGCGCGGAGGGTACTGCTTCTGAGGCATGAGAATAGGCCCCCGCTGGCACCTAGTGCAAGCGGGAGCCCTTCTCGGGTCAGGCTGCTTTCCAGCTACCCTGCATCCGCTTGGCCGCGGCGGCGGCTTCGATGTCGGACTTGTAGGCGTGCTTGGTGCCGTCCTTCGCCGTGACGACGTAGCTCTTCGGCTTGCCGGCGGCGGTCTTGTTCTTGCTGCAGCTGCACATGTCAGCCCCTCTCGACTCGTGCGCGCGCGATGGCGAGTGTGCGCTCGCGAACCTTCTTGCGGACAGGCCCCACGGTGGCCTCGATCTTCTCCTGGTGACGGTACTCCGCAACCGCCGTGCGCGCGATCGCGCCCACGAGCTCGGGGTCGAGCCCGATCGTCGCGGAGGCGACCAGCACCTCGGGCTTGAGCGCGCCGGCACCGATCAGCACGGTCTGCCGGCCGGCGGATGCCGCGAGCTGCCGCACCGGCAGGCCCGGCGTGTTCACGATCGGCACGCCGATGAGCTCGAGCTGCCCGCGGACCTCGCGCCAGTCGCCGGAGACCGCGCCGATCGCGCGCATCTTCGTGATGTCCTCGTCACTGACGTCGGGCGGGATGATGCCGGCGAACCAGACGCCGTAGGCGTTCTCGCCGACGTTCACGTAGGCGCGCACGGCATCCGGCTTGTCGTAGAAGTCGGCCGCGCGCGACATGCTCATGTGGCGCGAGGCGTGCCCGCCGAAGGTCAGGCAGCCGACGAACTGCTCGCCGGCGTCGGTGTCGACGACGCCCTTCTTGAAGTAGGCGTAGTCGCTGTACGACTGCGGAACCTCCTGGCAGAACCCGGTGATGCCGACGTGGCAGACACCCCACTCCGAGACGTAGCCGTAGACCCGCCGCGTGTCGCGCTCGATCTTCATCGGGAACGCGCGGTCGAGCGTCGGCTCGGCGAAGTATTCAGCCGGATACACCGGGTGCGCCGGCTCGGCCAGCCGCGCGACCGGCGAGCGCAGCGTCGACGCGGACGCGGTGAGCACGCGGGAGCCGTGGTGCTGTGCCGGCCAGATGTTCAGCGCCTCGTAGTGCATGTTCGCGCAAAGGCCCGCGAGCCAGTCCGGGTTCTGGACGTACTTCGCGAGCTGCGTGCGGCAGCGGTTGAAGTCGCCGGGGACTCCCCACTTGATCTTCGCCGCGCCGGCGCCCTTGGTCCAGTAGTTGCGGATGCGCTGGGTCGGGATCGGGTGCGTGATCCAGCCCGGCCCGTCGTGGGTTCCGGGCGCGAACGTCTCGACCTCTCCGGCCCAGGACTCGGGGAGCTCGACCTCGTCGCAGCCGAGCGCGCTCTTGCGCTTGCGGATGTGCGCCTTGGTCGCCTCGGGATCCTTGGCGCGGCCAATGGCCTGAATCGCGTTGCGCAGGTCGTCGCAGTTCTCGATCGGGTAGCTGCCGTCGGGCATCGCGGCGCCAGACTCGGCATCCTCCTCGCGACGCTCCGGCGGGAACTCGCGGAACTCGATGAGCGCAGCCTCGAGCGCGGCCCGGGCGTTGTCCTCCGGCGACTCGGACAGGTCGACGACGTCCCAGCCGTCGAAGCAACCGCACGCTTGCAGTGCGGCAACCTGCTCGTCGATCTGCTCGTCGGTGAGATCCTCCTGGAACTCGTGGCCGAGCGCGATGTACGCCTCCTGGAATGCCGGGATCGGGACGATAGTCAGCCCCGCGACGCGCATCTTGGAGAACACCGTCTCGCTCGGCATGAGCAGCTCCATGAGGTCGATCTCTTCGCCCTCTTCGAGCTCCTGCACCTCGACCTCGGCGGCGTCGCCGTCGATCGACACGCCGCGCACGATGCCGGTGACCATGCCGTCGATGGCCTCCTGCGCGTACTGCGTGGAGAGCACGATCGCGCCGGTCCAGCGCCACATGTTCGTGGCCTCATCGCGCCACGCCTTGTCGACGCGGCCGACCGTCGAGGTCATCGACGTGTCGCCGCCGTGGCTGTGCACGTACTCGTAGAGCAGCGGCACCGGCAGGTCGCGGGTGGACAGCGACTCGAGCGCGAACATCCGGCCGTCGCCGGTGGGCACGCCCTCCGGCGCGAGCACGCCGTGCACCGGGATCTCGGTGATGAGCTCCTCGTCGTCCTCGGGCTCGTCCGGGACGAGACCCTCCTCGTCGATCTCGGGGAGCGGCTCGGTGTCGACCTCGGGCGTCGACGCCGCGGCGATGATGTCGGACCCCGGGATGATGTCCGGGTTGTCGTCGAGCACGTCGTCCTCGGGGCCGATCGTGTACGTGGTGCCGCTCATGGTCTCTCCGTCTCGCGCAGCCGGCATCGCCAGGCACCGGCAGTTGATCCAGACATCGGGCGGGCCCACGGGCTCTCCCGGGTAGGCAAGATCGTGCCCACCCACATCGAATGTCCCACCGATGGGCCTGATCTGTCCATCGACCCCGTCGTGCATCTCGCGCACGTGGGAGTCGTTCATGGTCGTCCAGCGCTTGTACTTCACGCCGCGCCGGAGGGCGCCGGCGACCGTGGCGTTGTTGACCGTGTAGGTCGAGAGCCAGTAGGTGACGCGGTTGACGCTGGCGTCGAACCCGGTCTCGTCGGGCACCGCCGTCTTGTCCAGCGACTTCGCGATCTCGCGCCGGAATCGGGCCAGCGCGACGCCGCGATTCGCGTCCGGGGCCTCTGCCTCGAACACCTCGAGCCAGAGCACCGCGGCATCCGCGATGATGTCGGAGTCCCAGTCCTCCTGGCCGTCGACGAGATCTCCGATGCCACGCCGCACAGTCGCGCGCAGATCCTCGTCCGCCCGCTCGAGCCGGGTGCGACGCGCAGCTGCGAACTCCTCGACCTTCATACCGCGACCAGGTGCCTCGTCGGGATGTCGCTCAGGTAGGTGCGCAGGAGCGAGCGGTCGTGCGCCGCCCGCTGCACGAGCAGCGCGGTGGTGTACGCATCGAGCGCCTGCTTGAGATCCTCGGGGTCGACGCCGATGTCCGCCCAGGTGCAGGATGACCAGGCATCCTCGAGCAGCAGGTTCGCCTCGGCCGCGGTGATCTCCGGCATCCGCAGATACAGCGCGACCGCGTCGATCCGGTCGGAGACCTTCCCGCCGAGCCGGTTCTTGAGCCGGTTGCCGGCGCGCTCGAGGGCACGGAACACCATCTGCTCAGAGGCCGCGACGGTCTCCTCGGGCAGATCGTTGACCGGGTGCTCGGCGATCGACGGGTCGGGCCGGGACTCGCGCATGTTGTCCTCGGCCGCGGTGACGATCTGGATCCCCAGCAGTCGGAGCGCCTGCTCGACCTGCTCGGGGGATGCTGAACCAGAGGCGACCTTCTGCAGCAGGAAGTGCCGGCGCTCGTCGTCGTCCGGGGCGTCGGTCTCGTCGAAGCCGTTCTCGCGACGCATCGACTCAGCCTTGAGCTCACCGTGCTCGTAGAGCTCGATCGACTCCTTGGAGCGGTTCGGGCGCATCCGCAGCTGCGAGGTGTCCGCGCCGATGCCGAAGGTCGCGGCCTCCTCGGGGCTCATCCCTTCGCCCTCGAGCGCGGGACGCAGGTAGCCCATCGTCAGTGCGGAGGTGATCGCCTTGAGGAGC